GTCCTCTTCTATGTCTTCATTAAAAAGGTAACTCAACTCATCAAACAATATAATATTATTATACACTGTATCTATAACGATGTCAAGCAACTCTTCTGTACTCATGTCAATTCGTTCAACAATCTCAGCTGCTGTGTACTTGTCTATCATTAACATACGTAACTCTTCTATATCTATCACATTATTTCTTCTTACCTCCGTACTCTTTCTTGATAGCTTTGATAGATACAAACTGTGGATCGTAGCACCCATCTTCAACGTGTCTCTTGATAACAACACCAGACCACCACAACCCTTCACTCTGAGCGTTGTTCCAGCCTGACTCATAGTCTTGGTAGACTCCACATACTAAGCCCATGATGCGTTCATTAGCTGCATTGGTATCAGTAGCAAAGTCTAAGGTGTGTGTATGTCCTGCTGTGGTAGACATATGTTGTTTACTTAACAAAGACTTAGCAGGATTTTCTCCACCTACAGGACGGCCCATAACACCGCTTGTAAAGAAATGACTATAAGCAATCCGGTCAACCACCACAGCTTTAAGGAACTCATGTACCTCCCATCCATATTTAGTGTATCCCAAGTCAGCCACACTAATAGTACCATCAAGGATAGGGTCGCTACTAACAGCTCTATTAATTCTATTCTCATGGTTACCCTCACACATTACAAAGCGAGGCTTCTTCTTCTTAGCCTTCTTGATAGGTTCAAACATACGCTCTTGTGCATCCAGTACAGAGTCAACATCTTTCTTGTACCGTCTACCTTCAAAGCCTTTAGTGCCTCTGTCGTAGGTACTAAGGCTAGGCATGTCAGCCATGTCACCTATGTTCACTACAACGTCAGGCTTAACGTCCATGATCAACTTACCTAGCCACTCAAATCTGTCATTGTTGTGGTCAGGGTGTGCGTGTGAGTCAGGGATAATCAGGTGTGTCTTACTCATCTATCCATCCTTTCGGGATCAGTTTATCTGCATACTGGAAGCCATGATTAGTACACCAGTCAGCGTACCTAGTCTTACTTCCCTTATACAATTTAGTCTTAGAGTTAGTGAAGACGAAACGTATATCGTAGTGAGGCTGTTGCTCTCTTACTAGTATATGCTTCTTACGATCTTCACTATCAAAGATACCTTTAGTCTCAATGATAATACCATTGGGCAGCACGAAGTCAGGTGTGTACGTATGGTACGACTCAGGTTTGGTATACTTAATCTTTACACTCTCATACTTAAAAGCTACTTTAAGTTGAGTTAGGTACTCAGCTACTTTCTTTTCTAAGCCACTACGATACGTACCTATAGCCCTTCTACGTCCTGTCCATTTAGCCATGTTACTCTATTATCTCCTGTACCTTAGGTTCTTTCTGTACCTCAGTTAACCACATTGGTCCATTACTGTACAAGAACAAACGCAAACCGTCACCATTGTTAGCGTCATCCCAACACGTAACCTTGTGTGGGCAATAGGAACAGTTAACACCAAGCTTCATGTTACCTGACTTGCCCTCAGGCACAGCCTTGTGGCAACGTGGAGGTGGTGTATCTTTAGCTACTGCTTTCTTCATGTGATTGATACGTTCAACAGGATCAATACGATCTTCCTTAAGTACTGGCATATAGCACAGCTTACCTAAGACTTTATCCATGACAAGGAAGCCAGCTTCTTCACTGTTCTCCGCATGTGCATACGCACTAATCTGGGCCATGTACCCGAAGGCATCATTGTCTTTAAGAGTTCCTTCTTTAAATTTCTTAAAGCTAAATGCAGACGCACTCTTAATGTCAACCATAGCACCGTCGATCTTACAATCAATGTGACCTTTAATACCTCCAATCTGTACTTCAGCTTGTTCAAGTGTAACCTCATGCCCTGCCTCCTTAACAAGGTAGATTAATAAAGCTTCTATGATGTCACCAAATAGAAACTTGAGTCGTGTGTCAGGTGTTAACTTCTCTTGTGTATCGTTACCATTAACATCATACCATACTTGTCTGTCACCTTTACCTATGTTAGACATACGTAAATAGTTATCACGATTACGATTAGAAGGACTCAACTGTTTAAGTATAGCGTCCCGCATGTCCCATAAGAAAGAGTCAAGAGTATCAGGGTTAGGAACTACACCCTTATCCATAACTTCATAGATGTCCTTAACTACAGTGTCTATAGACTTACTCATCTTATGTTACCTTTCAATAAAGTATGTAGCACTACCACCTCTTCGCTACACCCAAGGACAATTACGTGGTCCGTTACTACCTTGGCCCAGTTAACAATTACTTACTCGTCTACAAACTCATCCATATCAAAGGGTGCATTGCTTGCTGAGGTATCCTCATCGTCACCGTCGATGTTTCCACCACCATCATCATCGTCTTTAGAGTAGGTGGTTACCTCAGTAACAACAATCTTATTAAGTCCTACACCCATACCGTACTTAGCCACGTTCTGATGGTTGTAAGGTTGGATGGTAGCTTGTACTCTACTACCGTTACCTATTGCTGGTATCTCTACAGGGTCTACACCACTGTCAAAAGATACTTTGATAGGGAACTTAGACTTACCAACGATAAACTTTTCCTTGTTAGCGTAGTCTTTGTTTGCATGTGCATCAGTCTTAACTGTAACACCTAGCTGTGTTAGAGCCTTGGAAGCTTTCTCTGATAGGTTACCTAAGTCTGCTTGGTACTTACCAGACAGATCGTTTACGTTAGATAAGCAGTTCCAGTAAAGAGTTGCATTAAATGTAATAGCCATAGTGTTTCTTCCTTTATTTAAAGTGTTTATAGTATTAGTATAACTCAGTAGTATTAGACTGTCAACAACTAATGTGTCTCTGCCCAATTATTTCCAGTCGTGTACTCAGCATCCAAGGGACAGTTCAGTTTGAAGTGTATCCCTGCCTGAATAATAGACTGCTTAATCAACTCGCCAACTTCTATGGCGTGTTCCTTTAGTACCTCCACTTGGAACTCATCGTGAACTACTGCTACCTGTCGAGCATCTAGCTTACGTTGTTGTACCCAGTGGTGCCATAGTATCATAGCGTACTTCATGATACATGACTCAGCTCCCTGTAAGTAACAAGACAGGGCGAAGTGTGCTGACTTAATCTCTATGTATCTTTTGTCAAGTCCAACCAGTCTTCCAGTTCTAGCTGACTCTGCTGCTTGCTCTTTAAGGTTAGCAAGAGCTGGGAGGCTATCAAGGAAAGTCTGTTTAACTCTACGTCCATCTGTTGCAGTTCCGCCTGTAATAAGCCCAACCTTTTCATCACCAGCACCGAGTAGCCACGCATAGATAAAAGTCTTTGCAACTGATCGTCTGCTGTGTTGTCTGTGTTCTGCATCGTATTCTCCTTTGTCAATACCCATTGCATCTAAGTTCTTCTCATGTATGTCACCATTGACAACCTCATGAGTGTAGTCTGCATCATTCATGTAGTGTGCTAGTATACGTAACTGAATACCTGAAGCATCACATCCAAGAAGAACATGAGTGTCAG